CAACTATTCGTTGGGAAAAGATGACAATCTTTTAAGGTCTGGTGACCTTGTCAAGGCATTATCTGCTTGGATCCTCTGGTATGCAGAGTGCGACGGTTTTAATCCGAAACCATCTAATCTCCCGTTTTTGCTGGGATGGAATCATTCCGATTCCCGACCAACCTTTTGTTGGTTCGGTGGCCATTTGAGTGCTTTCGCAAGCCCAATGGTCCTTGATGACAACCAATTGTCAGCATTGTGCACGATTAGCACAATGGGTAGGGCATTACCTACTCCTCCAGCCAACAAAGTGGCTCAGGGTGGATACGCCACCCTAAAGACGTTAACAACGGCTCGACACCCAGAGGCTGGGGTTGTTGAGGCCTTGAGGCCGTTCCTTCGAGGGATTCTCGAGGATGCGCAGATTCCTCTTACGCCTGTGAGATCGCATGTCTCACTGTCCACGAAAGGGACATTCTCTTCCACACAGGAGGATGGCGGAAACGCCAACGACATCAGGAACTTGATGGCGCCATTTCTGGCTGCAGGATCGAGTATTTCACTCGTTTACGGAAATCAGATCCGCAAAGATATCTGGAACATTCCAGAATTTATTGGTGAAATGCCAATCATTGGCCCATTAAGATGGCCAAATAGGCACCGTGACGACGGTCCGGAACCAGCGCCTGTCTGGTACGATTGCTATGGCAATAGAGTCATTGACAAAATGACATTCTCTCTCGATGAGAGGGCAGTAGATCAATTCTACTCATCCATGGATACCATGAGTGGTCAACGTGCTGCCGCAGCAATGACCGACAAAGAAGACCTCTTTGGACCTTACACGGGTAAGAGTATCATGCTGGCTTGTTCAGCAGATATAGCTAAATATGGCTATTATGACCCAGCACCGGATCATCATCTTCGACTGAGCGTCGGAGAGGACGATGATGTTATCACCATTGATTTACCGGTTTGGCTAAAATCGACAATTGTCGACTTCATCCCAACGAAGAACGTGGAATGTAGGTTTGTCGCGCTCGGCGAACCTGGGTGGAAAACTCGCCCGTTAACCGCAGGACACACGGTTCTCGCAATGATATTGCGAACGATTAGGTTTCCGATCGAAACGCAATTGTCAACGTTGCCTTCTCTAAGGAACGGTTTGACGAAAACCCATAAGGGATGGGATTTCCTGAAGAGAATTCAGAAGATAATGGGAAATTCTCCCAAATTTGCAATTTTGCAAAACAGTGACTACACGGCCGCTACAGACACCATATATATGGAGTTTATCGACATGATCTGGTCGGAGATTAAGGCAATGTTGCCTCTAAACCACCCAGCTCGGGTGTTTATGTCCCTTGTGGCTCGGCCAAGAACAATTGTTGTTGGAGAAGACGGGAAAGTCTCGTTTAAGGACTTCCCTCCGGGGGAGTACCAACAGCTCTGTGGGAGCTTAATGGGCGAAGCTTGCTCATTCTTAACACTAAGTGTGTTAAACCTTATCGTAGAAAGGGTATCACATCATTACAATGTGACGGGGGAAGTCTTTCCCAACCCGGAAAACGTTCCGACTCTGGTTAAAGATCCAGATGTCACCGACATTGTTGGTGATGACGTCGCATCAGTGCGAACGACAACTGGACGCGTGCAGTTACACCGTACTGTCGCAGAGGCAGTTGGATTTGTCCTTTCGCCAAAGAACGGTAATTCTAACCGTATCTGCATCTTATGTGAAGACTTCATCATTAGGACGAAGAGCGGGAAGTTTGAATTCCTCGATGCCATCAAGTTGCGGCAACTTCTCAACAATAGTAGAGACCACACGTCTGTATCGGACGGTGTCTTGGGAAAATCTCAAGGCATTACCCAGAAATTATCCTGGTTTGCTAGCAAATGCTACAGGGACAGGCTGGTCAGCCTTGTACAGTACAATGTGTACAAAGAAATCAAACTCGATTTCTCGGAACCGGGTAGCCCCTGGTTCCTCCCGCGGAATTGCGGTGGTCTTGGCATCCCTTGCCATGAGATCCCTGGTTGGGGATACAAGTACATTAACCACTTGTTTATGATCTTTAACATGGATCATCACGCTCGCATTTGGGAGTTTATGAAACTGAACAGTTTCACGACAACCGGGAAACACGGTTTTGATCTCCACAGAGATGAATCGGCTCATAAGCTGATGGACCTTCTCAAAACTCTTGAGTGGTTACCACTGGACGAACCAGTCGACGGAGATTCCCGTCGTTTCATCGTCACGATGGAACAGGCGAAAACACTTTTGCCTTCAAGTGACTTTGGTTACTTGCATCTAGTTAAGTTACTAGAGGAGATTGATATAATCCCCTGTGAGCAGTTGCTCGAACAATTCGACAGAATCGACGAATTTCAAACAGGCCTTAGCTCTGTACGTCTCAAGAAGACGTCAAACCGCTACAAACAGTGGGTTCGGAAGTCTTCTAGATATTGGAAGAGAGCAATCAAACATGATTCTACTGAGCTATGTGCTGAGTTCAAGGACCTCGCCAGAATGGCAAAGCGAGCCACCATGAATTTCTCAGGGTTCGTTCACAGGTCTTGTGGCGAAACCGTATTAAGGTACGGACCATCACTCAGGATGGTATGGGGCGATCATTTTCGTTCTGAAAGGAGTCCTAAGGACTACGGCAAACGGAAGTTTGACGAGTTCCACTCCTACGCATAATATCATGCGTTATTCCTGGACATCAGTCCAAGATACGGCGTACCGTCGGAATTAAACGAGAAGATCTATTTTTGTTTTATGCAC